AATATGAGGACAGGCTGATAGATGCCGGCGGCAGCGGAAAAGCAGATTAAGAAGCAAGGCGGTGTCTTGCGATACCGCACAATTAAGAGAGGCAAGACGACCTTGACGTGTGCGATAACCAAGAAGAAAGGTCCTGGAGGGGGCCGGACGGTATGTTGGAAACAATAATTTAATATTGGGCTAATCTGGACCCGATCAGTTCAGAGACAGCTTAAAAGGGGGCCACACGGGGCCGTGTACCTGTATGCGCCCCCTTTTTTGTTGCCCAACCAACCAGGAGGAAAGAGATGAAAAAGTTTTTCGGTTTGGTTTTAATGTTCGTTTTGATTGCCGGCTATGCGTCGGCTATCGAGTATTTCCCGCCTCCGCAGGACGGTGAGGGGATTATCGGGGGCAGAGCAGGCCAGGCATGGCAGAAGGTCATCACGGACAATCTACAGATCGGGGATGACGATACAACGGTGTATGAAATTGATTCGTCTGGCAAATTAGAAAGAGCAGGAGGCGCGACTCCGCAACGGTCTATCACATGGTCGCCGCGTGATCTTCAGGTTTCCCCGGTAGAAGCATTTTTCAAGATGGTTGGTGGGGTCCCCCTTCTGCATTTCGACGGGGGGAACAACGGCATATCTCCGGTAGCTGTAACCCTTCGGGGGTTGCCCGACCTGGACACAGCAGGCACTACCGTTTTAAAGGCCCTGCTATCCACAGATGACAGTGGACAGGGGCCGGGTATTGATTATGGGGTGTACCGACAAATAAGCGGCGAAGAAATTGCCGGGTCTGAATATGCGAGTCATGATCCGGTATTGATGCCGTTGAAATGGACCTCAGCCGGTTATGGTATAGCATCTCCTGTAGAGGTAACATTATCTCTAACGACACTGGAAGAGGCGGCGCTGGCGGACCCCACAGTAACTGCGACCTTACGTTTTTGGAAAGATTATGCGACTACCAGCACTCAGGCGCTTCAGATTCGACGGATCACGCTGCTTTACAAGCCTAAATTTTAAAACAGCGATACCGTTGATTTTTGTTTTTGCCGCAGTGTTCAGATACCCGACTTGTTCTCTTCGGTTGTCGTTTGCGGTGTTGTTTCAATCTGCTGTTATTTTATCGGTAGCCTTGCTTCTTGCGCGGCGCAATGTGTGGGTAGGTGCGTTTTTAATTGTCGCCTATGTATCTCGATACTACCCGTATCCATCGGTGTTTACATACGATGCTTTTTTCAATGTGTTGATCGGAGCGCTTTGGTTTTATATCATCGTTCAACATTTGAACACTCAGCAAGACGTTGATAACCTATTGAATGCAATGTGTATTATTGCAATTTCTCACACAGCAATATTGTTGTTTCAGGCAGGAGGAGTGCAATTATTTGGCGTTCCGATCAAAACACAGGCGAACCCTTCAGGCGTGGCTGTTCCTATTGGTTTAATGGCGAACCGAAACGAAGTTAGTGCATTAATCGCTTACTGTTTTCCTGCGTTCATGCGTCCGAATCGGCACATGCTTATCATTATACCGATAGTTGGATTGATATGCGCCAAGTCGGTTGGGGGCGTGGTGGGTGTTGCAGTAGGGCTGACTTTTTACTTTGTTATGGCTCGTGCGTGGAAACTGGCTCTTGTGCCGCTATGCATTACCGTTATTTTCGCGGTCTTCTATTCTAATCCGTCCCTTATGCGGTATGAAGCGGCAAAAAGCGCATTTGAGTTTTATATTCAACGTCCGCTGTTTGGTTCCGGGATAGGGCATTGGAAGGTTATATTTGCGCGGATAAAGCTACTCCCATACAACAAACATCACTTATATACTTTTTTACATAATGATTTCGTACAAGCGCTATTTGAAATGGGAATTACCTACGCACTTGTGCAGATAGGTTATTTTATTAATGTGGCAAGACGTTATACCAAAGCCCTTATAATTCCGATGACGGCTATTATTATTATCGTTGTTAATCTTAATGTGCATTTTGGGATGCATATTGGTACAACGGCGATGGTAATAATTACATGGCTTGCGATTTACGAGGTTAAAAATGGGCTTAAGGAAACGCATCAAACAAATAATGAAGAAAGGATTTAAGGAAAAATGACGGAAGAAGCGCAAACCTATTATGTCCAGGATGACACCGGCGACTATCAGGAGGCGTCCCTACCGTCTTTTCACGATTCATTGCCAGAAGAACTAAAGGAGAATGAATCGCTTAAGGACATGGACGCTGCGGCATTAGCCAAAGCATACGTTGATCTGAAATCAACCACACCCCAAATTCCGGAAACACCGGACGGATACTCAATTCCTGAAATTCCAGAAGGATTACCGGCTGACCAGGAGGCCATAAATGGTTTCAAAACATTGGCCCATGAGATCGGACTGACTCAAAGTCAAATTGAGAAGATCGTTAATTTCGATTTTGAGAGAGCCAAGAAATACGTCGATGCCGACAAGACCGAGACTGAAGCAGCGGCAAAAGCCATTCAGGATGGTAGGGCAGCGGCACAAGCCGAACTCAACAAGGAATGGGGGTCTGCTAAAGAAGCCAAGATGGAGCTTGTCGCAAAGGTCAAGAATCGTTTTATCTCGGAAGACGTTGTAAAAAAATGGGATGAAAGCGGAATGTCTGATGACCCGTCCTTCTTGAAACTTCTTGCGGATTTCGGGGCGCTGATAGACGAGGATCAACTGATATTACCAGATCAGCGCCAGAGTGGAGACATACCTCGTACACCGGACGGAAGACCGATATTGAGGTACGACACTTAGGCGTGCGGAGGATTAAACAAAATGGCAACCAACACGCTTACTCAATTAACCTTGAAAGAGCTTACCGCGCGTATCGATCCGAGAGGTAACGCTGCGAGGATTGCGGAAGTTCTGCACGAAAAGAACCAGATTCTTGACGACATCCCGTGGTCTGAATCGAACGAAACCTTTTCAAATCGAACGGTACGGAGAGCGGCAGAGCCTACCGGAACGTACCGGAGGCTAAACGCTGGTGTCGCATACGAAGCGTCCAAGACGATCCCCGTTGTGGACGTGATCGGTATGCTTGAGTCTTATTCAAAGATCGACGTAAGGCTTGCAGAGGCCGCTCCTGGTGGGCCGGAGTCGTTCAGGTCGCAGGAAGATATGGCTTTTGTGGCAGGGATGGGCAAAACCTTCACCGAATCACTGATATACGGGAACGCTGCCGAACTGCCTGAAGAGTTCACCGGCTTGGCTCCGAGAATGAACGCTGCGACAGATACGAACGTTATCGACGCCGGAGGATCGGGGACAGACTGTACCTCGATATTTGTCGTAACGTGGGGCCTTGACATGGTGCATGGGATTTACGGTCGAGGGAGTAAGGGCGGGCTTCAGATGCACGATCACGGGATTCAGGTAATCGACGAGTCCACTTCAACCACCGTCCCTCATACCCTAATGAATCGATGGTACGTCACCCATTTTGCATGGGAGGGTGGCCTTTCGGTGCGAGATCCACAAGGAATGGGCCGGGTGGCTTCTATCGAGTCTGCCAAGGGCGGGACCAGTAACATCTTCAGCGAGGACGACCTGATTGATCTTCTGGTGGAGATGGAAACCGGGCCGACTACACGGCTTTATATGCACCGGAACGTGATGGCTCAGGCGTGGAAGAGGCTAAAGGATAAGAACAATGTGTTCTTCGGCCGCAACGAAGGTCTTGACGCCGGGGGGATGCCACTGAACTTTAACGGATTCCCGATTCGTCAGGTGGATCAGATTTCCATAACCGAAACCGCTCTGTAAAAAGGGGAGCATTTTATAACGAGGTGAAACAATGACTATTTTAGACGAGGTTTTCAACTTTTCAGACCTGCAAAGCATGGTTGCGTCCAACGCCGCTGAAACAGTGTCTACGGATGTGATCGACTCCGGAAGCGACATGAAAGACGCTTTCGGGACCGCAATTTATGATGCGCGGCTTGGAAGCCAGGCAAAAGCTCCGGTTGTGGTCTGCACAATCGGCACCGGGATTACAGCGAGTGCGATCATCACCGTGGCTATCAAGAGCAAGGCTGCTTCTGCGACAATAACATCTTCCGGCACGACTCATGTGTCTTCAGCGTTTGCTGCGGGGGCAGCGGCGAACACCCAACTTATTCTACCCGTACCCGTAAGCGGGATGAATCGGTATTGGGGCCTGACTTATACCGTCAGTGGCACGGCGGTTCTTGCCGGGACCATGAATGCCTATCTTGCGGACGCCGGTGAATTGCACGATTAACCTCTAATCCCTACGGGAGCCGGGGCAAAGGCTCCCATAATTTAAAATGATTATACCGCCTGACATTAAAGACTACTCAACACTGAACCGGATGAATTTCTATCGGCAGACTTCCAAGGAATGGAAGCAGCGGAACTATATTTGTCCTGAAACCCATAAGATAATGGTGAACCAATATTCTGAATGGAACACTCCGTGGGATTTTGTCAATAACGATCCGAAAAGAGTGGCGTGGTGTAGGGCCGGTCAAGACCTTGCAGAGATGTATCAAATGGTGCCTCCTTTTTGTGTGTCATGCTGGAAGGTGGTTGTTAAGCCTCAAAAGCATTCTGAATTGATACAACTAAGGGACATACAAAGGGAGATGGCATTGGAAGATCCTGCCGTATGGTGCAAGTGCGGGATCGAGCAACGGCCTTATGTGCCGGGGCTGTACGGTGGATATTTTTATACAGACAGCAAAGAAGACGGATTAAACAGGCTTGAACAGGTGAGGGATGTCTTATGGAGTAAGATACCGGATATCCCTATTTGCCTGAAACGATACTGCACGGAATTTGAAAAATCTCTAGGCGATTCTATCGATACCGAAAAGCGAAACCCTAAAGACGCCCAAGACATACAGGATTTTTACTTAGCTCATCTTAAAAAAACACAAGTGCATCCACAACAACCGAGAATTATCAAATTAGAAGTTTATCAGGGCTGGATTGATTGGGGCTGGAAATTCGGCACTGATGAAGACCGCAAAGAAATAGAGGACACTTACAACGACGAGAAACCGCTATACCCAAAACCAAGAACCTATGAAAGAGGGGAGAATGAAAACGTATAGAACACTAAAAGGAGGAACGGCGGCAGGGCGGGGGAAATTCATCTACCGGGGCCAGCGGTTGAAATTCGGGGAAATCGTGCAATGTGACATTGAACCGACGGACGGAAAAGGAAATTCGCTTGTCGATTGTCCTGATTCTGCATTTGAGCTGGTATCCGACGATGCGCCGGCGCGGAACATCACCGGGAAGAAATGGGAAGTGGACTTCGACAAGTTGGCAGCAGAAGACACCCGAACGAAACCGCAGATTGCAGCGGACATAAAGGAAAAGTACGGCCAGGCGATTGACCCGCGACCTATCCGCAAAAGCGAACTGATAGCCCAGGAATACCGCTTGAATATTATGAAGGGCCGTGACGCTGCCGAGTTTACCCTCGTTGGAACGAACGATAAAATGACCGGGCTTCAGGCCCAGGAATTTGTGAGATGACCACTCTAACCACCTCGACACAGATAGCGAATTTAGCCCTTGCTCTTTGTGGTGTCACAAAACAGCTTACGACTTTAGGCAGCGACGGCACCACTGAAGACGATGTTGCGAACCTCTTTTATGCTCCTACCAGGGATGAGCTGATAGAGCTTTATCCGTGGGCTGAGTATTTAGAGCATCGGCCGCTTGTCTTGACTGCGGGGTATTACGAATTTAACCAAGAGTACGCTTACGACCCGATATCGATAACCGGGATAACAAACGCTAATCCTGCGGTGGTGACTTCGGGGACTCATAGCTTTGTAACAGGCGATTACGTTTATATCTATGATGTATCGGGGATGACTGAGGTCAATCGTGATTTGCCGTTTCACATTACAAAGGTTTTAGCGACTACGTTTCAGCTTACGGGTATCGATTCGACCAATTGGACAGCCTATAGCTCCGGGGGCAAATGTTACAAAGCGGAACCTCTTTCAAAGTACCAAGACGGTTTCGTGTATGACCTTCCTTCAGACTTTGCGTATGCTATTGATCTTGATAGCGGTCACGACTTCGAGTTGAAAGGAATTGCCGGGGCGGTAAAATTACTCACAGTAGCCGACGACGCGGTGTTGAAATACATCAAGACCGACTTTGCAGACATATCAAAATGGACTTCCCTTTTCATCAACGCTTTTGTGTCGAGACTTGCCATTAAGCTCGCCATACCGATAGTAGGCACGCGAGAGGGGTCTTTATTGATCAGGAACATCCTTCAACCGATGTACGACCAGGCGCTAAACGATGCGATGTATCTTTGCGCCGTGAACAAAAGGCAGACCAGAGAAACCAAAGACCCGTGGATAATCGCAAGAGGCGGTGTATGAGCAATGTCATAATCAATTCGTTTAATTCGGGTATTCTTTCTCCAACTCTTTCCGGGCGGATTGATTTTGCAAAATATTCTTCCGGTATGCAGACTTGCCTTAATGCTATTCCGCTTCCGCAGGGGGGAGTGACCCGAAGGCCGGGCACGGAATATTTAGGCGCAACATACGGAAACGCCGAAGGGCGGTTGATCCCTTTTGTTTTCTCAGAGGATCAGACGTATATTTTGGAGTTTACCGACCTATTGATGAGGGTATGGGCGGATGGTGGGCTGGTACAAACGGTAGACGCGAACACCGAACTATTGTTGCACGCAGACGGTTTTGACGGATCGGCTGTGTTTGTAGATTCAGGAACTACCGGCCATACCGTGACCGCAGCCGGGCACGCACAGCACGACACCTCGCAAAAGAAATTCGGTGGCTCTTCTATTTATTTGGACGGGACCGGAGATTATCTCACTATTCCAGACGATCACGGAGTCAGCGACTATTGGCACATGGGGGCGGGTGATTACACAATAGACCTTTGGTTCAGGATGGCCCCAGGTGCGTCGGGAAATTTCGGGCTGTTGGAGCAATATGTAGATGCCGATAACTTTGTCCAAATGGGTATTGACGGTGCGAATGATTTTTCTTTTGCCATTAGATCCGGGGCAGCAACCAAATTTGCAGTGGTCACAGCCGGCAATTATTTCTCTACGGAAACTTGGTATCACATCGCTATCGTAAGGGACAGTGACGATATCGGGTATGCGATAAACGGCGTTTGGCTTTATGAGACGACGGACACCGATATGGACTGGCCGGACCTTAACGCAGTTCTTACGATAGGATCAAATTACGGGGTGGGGGCGTTTCCGGGGTGGTTGGATGAAGTCAGGGTGTCAAAGGCCGCGCGATGGACGATAGGGACCGATTTCACGCCGCCTACTTTTCCTTATCCATCCGGCGATAGTTCTGGAACGACTTATACGGTGGCGAGTCCTTACAAGGTGGGGGATTTGTCAAAGTTAAGATATGTTCAAAGCGCGGACACTATGTATTTTGCGCATCCCGATAGTATGCCGTACAAACTTACCCGAACCGCTCACGACTCGTGGACGTTTACCGCGTTTAACTGGGACAGTGCGAATATAGCGGATGAAACGGGCATGCCTCCGTGGCAGGATATCAATTCGACGGCGACAACTATGGACCCGAGCGCGATTACAGGGGTTGGGATTACAATAACCGCATCGGCTTCTTTTTTCAATTCCGGTCATATAGGGGCGTATTTCAAGCAAGCCAATGGTATCTATAAAATCACAGCGGTGGCCTCCGGTACGAGCGCGACGGCAACGGTAATTGACGATCTTGACGACCATGCCGCGACTGCCGATTGGTACGAGTCGGCATGGAGCATTTACAGGGGCTTTCCTTCAGCGGTGGCGTTTTTCGAGGAACGGCTTGTCTTCGCCAATAACGACAATCAGCCTCAAACTATCTGGATGTCAGAGAGTGGAGATTACGAGGACTTTGTCGTTCACGGCACGATAGTAGATTCCGACGCGGTGACGGTAACTTTGTCCGCAGAACAGGTCAACGCTATCAAATGGCTTTTGTCAGGCCGAAGGCTCTTGATTGGGACTACCGGAGGGGAATGGTGGCTTTCGGGGGATACTTCGGAAAGTGCCGTCACTCCGGCTTCTGTGCTTGTGAGAAAGTCCACAAATTACGGAAGCGGCGATGTTTTCCCGGTTATCGCTGGTGGAACTCTGCTGTTTGTGCAACGGGGAGACAAGAAGATACGGCAATTCAAGTACGACTTTTCTTCAGACTCGTATCAATCGACTGATTTAAGCATTTTAGCTGAAACTCTTACAGACGGGATCACGATAGAAGAGATATTATTCCAACAGAACCCGTACCAATTAATTTGGTGCCGTATGTCCGACGGTACGCTGGCGACTCTTTCCTACATGCCGGAACATGACGTTTACGCCTGGGCGCAACATGGTTTAGGCGGATCTGGATATGTCGAATCTATGGCGACCATACCTGGAAGTGCAGACGATGAGGTTCATTTTATCGTCAAGAGAACCATAGATTCAAGTACAGTACGATATATAGAACGGCTGCACAACTTTTATTTTTCATCAATAATAAATGCTGTTTATTCAGATTCATCATTAACCCATGACGGCGTTTCGGTTGGTACTGTTAGTGGGTTGGATCATCTAGAGGGTGAAATTGTCGATATATTCGGTGATGGTAAAATTTTAACTGATGACGATGTTTCGAGCGGTGCTATTGTTCTGAGCTCTAATAGTTCAGTTGTCCATGCGGGGCTTAATTACGTTACGAACATAGAGACTATGAGACTCGGGATCGGGAGTCCGTTACAGGGCGTTCAGGGGCTTCTCAAAAGAATCAACAAAGTCACTGCCAGGTTGTATAAATCCATGAACGCTACGGCAGGACCGGACTCGTCCAATCTTGACACTTTGATTAGTTCTTATACAGCGGCGGCAACCGATACCGAGATTAGGATTTTACAAGGCAGATCGACTGATGGAATGGTGTATATCCGCAATAATCAGCCAACACCCTTAACCGTTCTTGCCTTGATATTGGATGTGGAGGTTTATTGATTAT